CGCAGAAGAGCTTTCCGGCCAAGAGGTAATCTACCTTAGCTTTGCCCCTTGCCGGGGCTTCTGCGTTGACTGAGAGCCTATGAGATACCGTTTCAAATAGTTCCTTGTCAATGATGGCCGGAACACCACCCTCAATACGAATATCACGGTAAGTGTAAACTCCAATATACCTTTCGTTTCGGAACATGGACTTAAAGCTGTTTCGGTTGAATTCAGCACCTTTGGCTGTTCGATAGCCTTTGGTATTAAACATACGGCATATTTCAGCAACAGTCTCCCCGTTAGCATAAAGCTGAAAGGCTTCCTGGACGATATGAGCGGTGTTAGGGTCAACAACAAGTTTATGATCTTCAATTTTGTAGCCGAGAGGAACATGACCACCAATGCTGTGACATTTCAAGGCAGATTCTCTCATTCCCCTGGTGATCTTCTGTGAAAGGTCAGCAGAATAAAACTCAGCCATACCTTCCAGAACTGCTTCAAGAATGATACCTTCCGGTTTTTCGGAGATAGCTTCCGTGGCCGATATTACACGAACACCATTTTTCCTGAGCCGGAATTTGAATAAGGCACTGTCTGTTCGGTTCCTGGCAAATCGGTCTAACTTCCAAACCACAACATATTTCCAAGGCTTTTTCTCACTGTCCCGTATCATCTCTTGAAAGTGAATACGCTTCTCTACATCTTTCCTGGCGGTTGTGGCCCGGTCAACATAGATGGCAGCTATACGGTATCGGTTTACTTTGCAGAAGGAACGGCAGTCCCGAAGCTGGCCCTCAATGGATTGTTCACGCTGTCTCTCGGAGCTGAATCGGAGATATAGAGATACATCAGTATCTCCTTCAAAGAGTGTGGAAGGGTCTTGCCGGAATTGGTCTATTTCCTCTTCGGTCAGCATGGACAGGTCAATGGGGAATTTTTTCATAGCGTTTTTCTCCACTCACTCAGATCAATAACTTTAGCCGATAGCAGACTTTTCCGTAGAGTCTGTTTTTTCTTTTGCTGTTCTGTCAAATTCATTCATAGCGCATTGGATAATACGCAGCTTTCCTTCTGCATCACAAAATGAAAAATAACGGAGTAAGCGTTCTTCCAATTCAGACGCTTCGGAAACACTGACCTTGCCTAAAAGATGATCGACAGAAATATCAAGGAATTCGGCAATTTTGGTAAGCCGTTTCAAGTAAGAATTGCTCGATTTATTTTTCCAGTTTGTGAACATTTGTGAACTGACATTGAGATATTCACATAAATCTTTCTGTTCAATTTCCTTGTATTCCAGACAAGCAACAATGTTGTCGAGAATTGCTTGCTCTTCTGGAGTTCGGTTTACCTTTTTCATTGTACGGACACCTCCTAAAAATAAATCAACAGAAATTGTTGATATGCTATTGACAACAACAGAAATCGTTGATATACTCATAACAACAACGAAAGTTAGAAAACAGGCAATAGTAATCCGAGGGGTCAGATTCCTCTTCTTAAAAAGGAATCCGGCTCCTGTGTCAAAAGAAAATCTCCAATGCTTATTGTACTGTGGCAAGTTCAGTATAGCATAAGGGAGTTTTCCTTTCAAGGATTATTTCTAACTTTAGTTGTAAATTCGAGAAAGGAGGTCGCTTTAATGGCGGGAACCCCTACCCCTCGTCCCTACTGGACTCCTGACACTCCGGTTGTCCGGCTAACGGAACAGGAAAGAACCAAGTATGCGGAACAGATCAGAGAAATGGTGGTAGATTCGAGCTTGACCTACACCTGGCTCATTCGCCGGTTGTCCGATGAAGGTCTTATCACGGACAAGTTTGAAATGTCCGCAACACTCTCCTGTGTCCGTACCGGTTGTAAGGCCGATGAAATTCTGCGCCGTTCCCTTGACATTCTCCGTGAGTATCAGGAACGCATGGGGTTGTGCCGGGAGCCGTGAGTGTGTTCGTATCCCAAAAGCAAGCCCAGGTCAGAGCCGCAAGCCTGTTGCTGGCTCAGAGAGTCCGGGACTACTTCAAAGACAACAGTCATCGAGTCGAGTTTGAAAATTGGTATCGGCAAAAATACGGCAAGCAATATGCCTGGAAGAAGGTGAGTGAATGAAAAAGGTTTTTGGAGTTCTAGCGTTCTTCTCGTTTTTCTGGCTCTTAGGTGTAGTCGGTGGCATTGAGCAGGACACGATTTCTTTGGGAACCGGAACGATCTATATGGTCATTTCTCTCACCTGTTTCTATGTGTTTTGTAAGCTGTCCGGCGCATTTGACCCCTATCCCTACAAAAGAAAAAGCCGTCCTCGGTATGCAGACCGAAAGACGGCAAGCGCAAAAGCTCAACCTGATTATAACAAACATTTCCATGATTGAAAAGGAGATTTTTATGAACGAGTGTATTTCTCGCCTTGCGGCTGAGTTTGAGAAAATGGAAAAGACCATTGCGTTCCAGAGCCAGATCATCAAGGCGGCTACTGCCCAGAAGACCATTTGCCCCTGTGGTTTCGACCAGTCTGCGGTCAATTTGCCTAAGCTGAAACTGGAAGATTGCTCTTGGGCCGAGATTGCCATGTATGCTCAGTCCGGCATGGCTGACAAGGTGTTTGCCCTGGGTGATACCAAGAGCTTCTTCCTGCATGATGGCACTGTTCTAACGGCTCGTATCATCGGATTCAATCACGATTACAGTAATAACGGTCAGATCAATCCCATTTCCTTCGAGTGCGTGGAGACGCTGAACGAGGATATGCCTATGAATGACGAGTTCACCAACAAGGGCGGTTGGAAGGATTCTGCTCTTCGTAAGAAGTTGAATAACACTGTGTTCAATGACCTT